ACACTGCTGTTATAGCTGCTATAATGGTTGCGTCCGGCCTTTGGGTTGATGAAAACGGTGAGCGATATCCAAACTGGGAGGACTACGAGGTAGATATGTGGGGTGCTGAGGCTTCTTCTTTAGCAGAAGCTAGACAGCAATTTCAAGTTAGTAACGGTGTAGGAAAAAAACCCCAAGGCAAATATATGAAATTAAAGAATGCCATTAAAACTATAAGAGTGGATAAAGTTACAGACACTCTGGAGTATGTTGATCTTGAAAACAGATTGTCTATATGTGAAAGTTTTGGATGTCTTCCTCTAAGTGACAAATTTAAAAACACAAAGTTTTCTAATTGTTTTAGTCATATTGACGGGTTCTGGAAAACAAAGTCACATAAAGCTACGGAACTAGCATGTCAGTATCAATCAAAATATTTTTATAATGATGAATTTCACAGCTCTGTTTGGTCTGTGTGGAGAGATATAGAATCATACTTTTCCAACGCCAATCTAGTAGTTAGTGATAAGTTAATGGAAGAGTTGGCAGCACTTGTACAGAATGTATTTGCAACTCATTATGCTTTTATGCAAGCAATAGATGAAGCATATCAAAAATGGAATAAAATTTGTGAACTGGAGCCAAAACAACATGATGAAAAAAGTTTAGCTATAGCTCTGATTCAAATGTATAAGTGGTGTGGTGGTACTGAACAGGTACCGAAGGCTATGTTAAATGGTTTTGTACACACAGATATTTGGAATGATGGTAGAAAGTATCGTTTGATTGATTATATAAATGAGGCTAAACCATATTATGTCAAATAATAAAAAATGTTGGTGGTTTTATATTATAATTGGACACAAATATTTAGGATTTGGATATACTACTAATCCTTCTTCACGCAATTCCGATTATAGTATTCATGGTGATCCATATGAATTTCAATATATGTATAGAGGAGGCAAGTCTGCGATCAAATCGTTAGAAGGACAATTTAAGCGTGGTATTTTTCCATTACGAGAAATTGCAGGATACCAACGTGAGTGGTTTGACCCTTCTGCAAATCTAGATGTAGAGACATTTAAAAATATGGTAGATGATTTTATTGATAATAGAAATTTGGACATTGTTTTGTGTGCAAAGGATTATGTATTTACAGACTGTCCAGGTATAGAGTATTTGAAAGAGGCAGTTTTAAATGAAAAATAAAATCTACAAGTTTAACGAGGATGTCCTTATTGAAGAGTTTATGGACTACATAGACTCTACTTACAAGGGACACTATGGACAAGGAGGACTTCAGTCCTCCGAAGTCATAGTCGATAGAGGACATGGCTTAGGATTTTTTCTAGGCAATGTCGATAAGTACAACGCTAGATACGGTAAGAAAGGAGATCCTTCAGATCATAGGAAAGACTTGATGAAAGTAATTCACTATGCTTTCTTAGCACTTTATGAACACGATAGAATCAATAATGACTCTTGACATTATATTATTTATTTTGTATACTAGTTATACAAATTCAAATTGAGGTACAATATGAAAATTAGCAATGAAACAATTTCGGTTCTTAAAAACTTTGCAGGTGTGAATACTAATATTCTAATCCGTGAAGGCAATGTTCTATCAACTATTAGTTCAGGCAAAAACATTTTTGCTCGTGCTACTGTTTCGGAAAGTTTTGATCGGGAGTTTGCGATTTACGACCTTAACAGCTTACTCGGACTCTTGACTCTTATGGAAGACACTGATGTGAATTTCGGTACTGAATCACTGTCAGTCTCTAAAGATCAAAGTATTTTTGAATACTATTATGCTGATCCTGCAATCATAACTTCTGCTCCTAACAAGCAAATCGAAGTAGATGAATACTACAGCTTTGATCTGTCTGAAGACTCTCTCAACATGATTACAAAGGCAGTTGGCATCACTGGTGCTCCTATGCTGAGTGTGATCGGTGATGGCAATCAAGTTACTCTGACTGTAGGTGATCCTGCAACCCCGAAGACTAATTCTTTCAAACAAGTTATTGGTGAAAGTGATAAAACATTTTCAGCACATCTTGCAATAGAAAACTTCAAAGTTATTTCAGGCAATTATCATGTGGTTATTTCTGAAAAGAAATTCATGTATCTTGCTAATACGAAAACTGATGTTAAGTATTGGTTGGCACTTGACAAGACCTCGGAGATTTCGTAATGAACGAAGATCGCCTTGAGATACAAATTCGTGAGGCTACTAATGGATGGGTAGTTGAATTCAACAAGTACGGCGAGACTATAGAGTACATATACTCTCGCCCTGGTCCTGCTCTTAGTTTTGTTAAGAAAGTTATGAACGAAGACGAGGACGTTTTTGCTGGAGTAAACAATGACAGTGAATAAAGAGAAACAAGAATCTGAAGTAATTGCTGAGGATGATTCTTCTACTGAAGAAGAGACTGAAGGCAAGCACATTGAATTGGTTATCAATGACGATACTTCAATTAAAGAAAAATTTGGTGGATAATAATGGATAAAGGTAATTTTCTTTGGGTCGAAAAATACAGACCTCAGACTATAAATGAATGTATTTTACCTGATGATATTAAATCCACATTCAAGGAGTTTGTGAAAAAAGGAGAGATTCCTAATCTCCTTTTGTGTGGTTCTGCTGGTACAGGCAAGACTACAGTAGCTAGAGCATTGTGCGAAGAGTTGGGCTGTGATTATATTGTTATCAACGGCTCGGACGAAGGACGACAAATAGATACTCTCAGGACTAAAATAAAGCAGTTTGCTAGTGCTTTCAGCTTTGAGAATAAAACTAAGGTTGTAATTTTGGACGAGGCTGATTATCTTAACAAGGATAGTGTGCAGCCTGCTCTCCGTGCTTTCATTGAAAACTTCTCAGAAAATTGTCGTTTCATATTTACTTGTAATTACAAGCAACGTATCATATCTCCTCTGCATAGCAGGACTACAGTAGTGGAGTTTGCTCTGAGAAATGAAGATAAGCCTGATCTGTGTGTCTCCTTTCTAAAGCGTATGCAGGACATACTAAGTTCTGAAGGTGTTGAATACAAGACTTCTGTTCTAGCAGAATTGCTGAAGAAATATTTCCCTGATTACAGGCGAGTCATAAACGAATTACAGCGTTATAGCTCATCTGACATCATTGATGAGGGAATCCTTAACAATATAGCAGAGATAAATACTAAAGAACTTATCACTTCTTTGAAAGAAAAAGACTGGAAGAAGATGAGGAAGTGGGTTGCTAACAATGTTGATAGCGATCCTCAAGGAATTTTTAGATTTATTTTTGATAGTTTGATGCCTGAAATTTCCACAGTTCCTCAGATGGTTCTACTTATTGCAGACTATCAGTACAAATCTGCCTTTGTTGCAGATCAGGAAATTAACCTTATAGCTTGTCTAACAGAAATAATGGCATCGGTAAAATTCAAATGAATACAAAATTTTCAACAGTAGATCATCACTCTAAAATAAGAGTAGTATTTAAAGGTGGATATTCTCACGAAGTTTGGGTAAAGGGAATTGTATTTGATGACGATGGTCAAATTGGTTGGGAACACATTCATGATCACAATGAATTTCTTGAGTTTGTACCAAATGAAATACTTTGTATCGTTAGAATAAAATATAAAAAAGTAAGGCAGTGGCACATCCTACAAGGATTGAGGGGGCTGTTTTCTAGTACCTCTAGTGGTGTTAAGACTGTTTCATCGAACACTTCTAGTGGCATAAAGAGAGTGTTTTCATTTATATTTAACGGAATTAAAAAGGTTGTTCTTGGAATTATAAATGGTGTCAAGAAAATAGTATTAGGTACTGTAAACGGAATTAAAAAGGTTGTATTAGGGATACTCAACGGAATAAAGAGATTAGTATTAGCAATACTTATTGGTATAAAGAATTTTTTCATGGCTATCTGGAATGGCATAAAAACAATCTTCTCTAAAATATGGGCTAACATAAAGAGATTGTATTTTATAGTTAGAAAGATACGACAAATGATAACTAAAGCTAGAAGAAAACTATTTGGGATACGATAGAGTGAGCTTTCTTGAAGAACTAGGTCCTCCTGAAGAGGATATAAACGAAAAAGACTTTGAGGAAAAAATCAAAAAGATAAGCCCTTTTGATTATGTTCAAGCAATAAATTATACAAAAGAGGATCTGATACTAGATGAGCGAACTGAAAAAGAGTATAATGCTTTCATTATTAATCGTGCTATGGGTTATTCTCCCGATACTGTTATTGCTGGCAACGAGATGAACTCTCGCCCACATCTGGATAAAAAGATGCAGTTTGATTTTTTGAAAGGTGTAGTTAGAAAAGGAAAAAGATATAACAAGTGGATAAAGTCTGAAGAGTCTAATATAAAAGCAGTTCAAGAATTTTTTGGTTATAGCTTCATCAAAGCAAAAGAAGCATTGCGTATTCTATCTGAAGATGATGTAGAGCTTATAAAATTGAAGTTACAAACCTCTAAAGGGGGAAAATTATAAATACCTATGTGAATTGAAGTCGTAATAATATAGGTATCAGAAAAATGGAACACCGTAGTAATTTTTTTGACATTGATTATCCAGGATATTCTCCGTTAGAAATAAAGTTAGACAACCCAGAAAACTTTTTAAAAATAAAAGAAACCCTCTCAAGAATTGGGGTAGCTTCCCGCAAAGATCAGATTCTTTATCAGTCTTGTCATATCCTGCACAAGCAAGGAAGATATTTTATAACTCACTTTAAAGAGTTGTTTGCTCTTGATGGAAAAGTAGCTGATTTCACTGAAAATGATATTCAAAGAAGGAATACCATAGGTAAACTTTTACAAGAATGGGGTCTAGTTGAAATACTCAATACAGAAGAATTAGTAGGTTGTCCTATGAGCCAAGTCAAAATAGTTTCTTTTAAAGAGAAAACAGATTGGCAATTAGTACCTAAATATAATATTGGTAAAAAAAGATAAAACAAATTATAAATCTTGTATAAATAGTTTCGTCAGTTGATCTGACACAATACCGGGACGCCGTAAGGGTCCCATTACATACTCGCTGAAAAGGAGACGCAAGATGGTAACTCGTAAGTACAATGTGGCCAGCATGGCTGAAATTTTAGATAATGTTCGTCCATTCACCGTGGGCTTTGATAAGATGTTTGATAACTTAGAAAATGTTTCTGAATTGTCTAATAACTATCCCCCGTATAACATTATCAAACAAGACGATGAAAATTTCGTCATTGAAATCGCTGCGGCTGGATTCACGAAAGATGAATTCAACATTCATGTAGTACCAGAAGGCAACAAACTTGTTGTCCAAGGTGTACAAGATCGTGGTAAAGATGAAAAAGAATACTTTCATAAAGGCATTGCAGCTAGAAACTTTACACGCACTTTTGCTTTGTCAGAAGACGTTGAGGTGCTAGATGCTGATTTTGAAAATGGTATGTTATGTATTTCTCTTGTAAGAATTATTCCCGAAGAGAAGAAACCAAAAGAAATTAAAGTGAACTGAATATAGGATTTTGTTATGGCCGAAGTACAAATTGTAAAACTCTCTTCAGGAGAAGATATCATTGGTTCTGTTACAGAGGTAACCCTTGAAGGCGGACGAATGATTCAAATTGAAAAGCCTTGTTATATCATGATGAGGCCTAAGCCTGAGAATGAGTACGAATTTGTACTCGGCCTAACTCCTTACGCCCCCTATGCAAAAGATAATATTGTCCCGATTATGCCTATGCATGTTGTTTCGGTATACAGTCCCTCTACTGATTTGTTAAATGAATATAATAAAAGATTTGGTAGTGGCATCGTTGTACCTGATGATAAGGTAGCAACAGCTTCTACTAAACAAGTGATAACAGGATAAACTATGTACGAATATAGAGCAACAATAAGAAAGGTTGTGGACGGAGATACCGTTGACGTTGACATTGATCTTGGGTTCGGTGTTTGGTTAAAGGACGAGAGAGTTCGCATGATGGGAATAGACACACCTGAGTCTAGAACCCGTGATAAGGTCGAAAAGAAGTTCGGTAAAGCTGCTGGTGCAAGACTGAAAAGCCTTCTCGGTAAAACTGCTGTACTAAAAACTCGTGTAGCGAAAGACGGCGAAGACATGAAAGGAAAATTTGGACGTATTTTAGGTGACTTTGTAGTTTACTACACAGAGGAAGACCGCTATTGTCTTGCAGGAGAGATTTTGATTAAAGAAGGCCATGCAGTTAGGTACGAAGGTCAATCTAAAGATGATATACAAGAGCAACACCTAGCTAACCGAGAAAGACTAATAGCCGAGGGCATAGTTACTGTTTGAGCACTTGACATATGACTCCCTTCATTGTATAATGTTTAAAATGATAGGGAGTTTTAATGTTCTACACATACGCTAAACACTACGGCAACAAGATACTCTACAGGGGTGTCAGTAAAACTGGCAAACGACAAACAGCCAGACACGATTTTCAACCTACTTTATTCGTTCCTTCTGATAAGCCAAGCAAGTATCGGTCAATGTTCGGAGAAAATGTTTCTCCTGTAAAGTTTCAATCTAACACTGAAGCTAAAGAATTTATCCATAACTATTCGCATGTTTCTAATTATCCGATTTATGGTCAGTCTGATTGGAACTATCAATATCTAACTGAAAAGTTTCCTGACGAAGTTCCTTGGGACCAAAGCAAAATAAAACTTATTTCAATAGACATTGAAACTACAGTAGAACATGGCTTCCCTGATGTATTGAACCCTTTAGAAGAAATCACACTGATTACTATTCAAGATGCACACACTAAGGAAATAATTACTTGGGGCTGCGGAGAGTATACTCCTACTGAACATACAGCACACTTGAATGTTGATTACCGCTGGTGTGAAGACGAAAAAGCATTGTTGAATGATTTTTTGAATTGGTGGGTTACGGATCCCCCCGATGCTGTCACTGGTTGGAACATTCAGTTATTTGATATTCCCTACATGGTTGTTAGAACAGAGAAACTTTTTGGCGATGATATGAAAAAAGGATTCAGTCCTTTCAGTCTCATCAAAAGAAAAGAGGTTAAGATAGGAAATCGTCAATTTCTGAGGTACGATATATGGGGAATAGCTCAGTTAGATTACTTAGACTTGTACAGGAAGTTTACTTATGTTACTAGAGAATCATACAAGTTAGATCATATTACTGAAGTTGAACTTGGTCACAAGAAGCTAGAGAATCCGCACGATTCATTTAAGGACTTTTACGAAAAGGATTGGAACTTATTTGTTGAATATAATATCATTGATACCGTTCTCGTAGATGAACTAGAAGACAAACTTAAATTGATTGAACTTTGTTTTACTATGGCATACGATGGTAAGATGAATTATTCTGATGTAGCTTCTCCTGTAAAAACTTGGGACTGTTTATTGTACAATCATTTGTGGAAACAGAATGTAGTGTTTGGGCAAAAAGAACTCAAAGAGAATAGGAGTATAGCAGGGGCGTATGTACAGGAACCTGAACCAGGTTCTTATGAGTGGGTAGAAAGTTTTGACGCTACTTCACTGTATCCTTCTATTATTATGCAATACAACATGTCTCCAGAGACACTAGTGCCAGGTGAAGTGTATGATGTGACTGTAGATGGTATGTTAGAACGCAAGTACTCATTCAACACTAAAAATGCAATCGCTTCTAATGGTCAATGTTTTTCTAGAGACAAACTAGGATACATGCCAGAGATTGTTCAAAAGTTTTTTGATGATCGTTTGAAATATAAAAAACTAATGAAGGAGTCCGAACAACTTTTTGAAGATACAAAGGATCCTAAATACAAAAAGGATATTGCTAAATACAATAACTTTCAGATGGCTCGTAAAATTCAACTCAACTCACTCTATGGTGCGATGGCGAATGCTTATTTCAGATTTTTTGATACGAGAATTGCTGAAGGTATAACATTGTCAGGTCAAGTTATTATTCGTGAAACTGCTAAAGCGTTAGACGAATACATGAACGAAGTTTGTGGAACTGAGGATGAAGTATATAGTTTCTATTCCGATACAGATTCCTGTTACATCACAATGAAAGGACTTGTAGATAAATTTTTTGCTGGCAAAGACAAAGAAAAACTTGTTGACATACTGGACAAAGTTGGCACTGAACAAATTGAACCTTGCATTTCAAAGGCGATGGATAAATTAGTAGACTATACTAATGCGTATGAGAAAAAGATATTTTTCAAACGAGAAGCCATAGCAGACAAATCTATCTGGGTTGCCAAGAAAAGATATGCTATGAATGTTTATGACAATGAAGGAACAAGGTATCAAACTCCTCAACTAAAAGTTATGGGGTTAGAAATTGTTCGTTCATCAACGCCCGCTCCGGTCAGAGCTTCTCTCAAAGAAGCGGTTAAATTGACTCTCACGGCGGATGAAAAAACTCTTCAAAAATTTATTGAAAAAACTAAAAATGATTTTAAGAATATGCCAGCAGAAGAGATAGCATTTCCTAGAGGCTGTAATAATATGGGAGAATATCACAGCAATGAATTTATCTATGGGAAGAAATGTCCGATACATGTCAGAGGAAGTCTGCTATATAATTTCTATTTGAAGAAGAATAAACTTACTAGTAAATACGAATTGATACAAGAGGGAGACAAAATTAAATTCTTGTATCTGAAAGAGCCTAATACAATACGAGAAAATTGTATTTCTTTTAATTCTGAAATACCTCGAGAATTTAATTTACATCGTTATGTTGACTATGATTTGATGTTCCAGAAAGCATTCCTTGATCCTATGGATACTATTGTGAAAGCTATAGACTGGGAAATTGAGGAGAAGCATACACTTGAGGATCTTTTTTCTTAGGCTATTGACAAATGACAGAAAAGAATGTTATAATGTTCCTAATATTTAAAAAACAATTTGAGATCGGAGAAGATAATGAGTTTAATAGAAAAACTGAAAAAGAATAGTACTATAAAAGATACCGCTATTCTTAATAATTCAAAGTTTTTTGGTACTAAAGATTTAATTCAAACCGCTGTTCCTGCGCTTAATGTTGCATTAAGCGGTAGACTTGACGGTGGTCTGACTCCTGGACTGACAGTATTCGCCGGTCCTTCTAAACACTTCAAAACAGCATTTTCATTATTACTTGCTAAGTCGTATTTGGATAAGTATGATGATGCAGTGGTTCTTTTTTATGATTCAGAGTTTGGTACGCCGCAGGCATATTTTGATACTTTCAATATTGATACTAGCAGAGTAGTTCACACGCCTATCACTGATATTGAACAACTGAAACATGATGTGATGCAACAAATGAATGGTTTTGAGCGAGGAGATCATGTAATTGTTGTTGTAGACTCTGTGGGTAATTTGGCTTCTAAGAAAGAAGTAGATGATGCGCTAGACGGAAAATCTGTTGCTGATATGACAAGGGCAAAACAGATGAAGTCATTGTTTAGAATGGTTACTCCTCACTTGACAATCAAAGACATCCCTATGGTAGTTGTAAATCATACTTATCAAGAGATTGGCATGTTTCCGAAAGCAGTTGTGTCAGGAGGCACAGGCATCTACTACTCAGCAGATAACATCTACATCATCGGCAGACAGCAGGAGAAAACAGGTAGTGATGTTACAGGATACAATTTTATTATCAATGTTGAAAAATCTCGATTTGTTCGTGAGAAATCTAAGATTCCTATTGAAGTTTCTTTTGAAGGCGGTATCGCAAAGTGGAGTGGTCTTCTTGACATGGCATTAGAATCAGGACATGTTATTAAACCCAGTAATGGTTGGTATCAAAGAGTGAACACTAAAACAGGAGAAGCAATTGATCCTAAATCAAGGAGAGCAGATACATACTCTAAAGATTTCTGGTTGCCTATCCTCCAAGATGATACCTTCATTGATTGGATAACTAAGAGATACACTATTTCAAGTTCTGATGGTATAATGACAGAGGAAATAAGTGAAGAAGATATAGAAAATGTTTATGAAGAACTTGAAGCAATCGAAGACTAAAGGTCAGTGTGATCGTTGCCAGGTAACGATATACGAAACTGATCAAGCACTATGCTTTCACACGGATACAGAAGAATTGTATCTGTGTGAGGCGTGTGTTGAAAACATACGCAAAGAATTTATTGAGGAAAATAGTTAGTGTTACAAAATATTGAAAAAATTGTTTTATCTAATCTTTGTTATAATGAAGATTTTTTGAGAAAGGTGATTCCTTTCTTTAAGCCTGAGTATTTCTCTAACGGTTCAGAAAGAGTAATCTTCAATAAAATATTGGAGTATACTACAAAATACAATTCCCCTCCTTCTAAGCAAGCTATTATGATTTCGGTTACAGATGATAAATCTGTTTCTGAAACACAGTTCAATGAGATACAGGAAATTGTAAGTAACATTGAGAATGAAGAAATAGATCAAGAATGGTTGATTGACGAGGCTGAGAGGTTCTGTAAAGATAAAGCGATCTACAATGCTATCATGGATGGCATACAGATAATAGATGGTAAAAACAAAGAAATGGGCAAGGATGCTTTGCCTGGTATATTTGCTGACGCACTCGCAGTAGGATTTGATACTAACATCGGTCATGATTACATAGACAACGCTCCTCAACGATATGATTTTTATCATAGACTAGAAGAAAAACTTCCTTTTGATTTGGAGATGTTCAATAAAATTACTGATGGGGGTTTGGCTAATAAAACGCTAAATGTAGCATTGGCAGGTACTGGTGTTGGTAAATCTTTGTTCATGTGTCATATGTCAGCAGGACACATTGCTCAAGGCAGGAATGTTTTATATATTACTTTAGAGATGGCAGAAGAAAGAATAGCAGAAAGGATTGATGCGAATCTAATGAATGTTCCTATTCATCAATTGAAAGACCTTTCTAAAGAAATGTTTGAAGATAGGATTAGTAAGATAAACGATAAAATTCAAGGTCGTCTTATTGTTAAAGAATATCCTACAGCATCAGCACACGCAGGACACTTTAAAGCATTGCTAGATGAACTGAAACTTAAAAGAAACTTTATTCCTGATATAATATTTATTGATTACTTGAATATTTGCTCTAGTAGCAGATTCAAAGCAAACACCTCGGCTAATTCTTACACTATTATTAAAAGCATTGCAGAAGAACTCAGGGGATTAGCAGGTGAATTCAATGTTCCTATTGTTACAGCTACACAAACTACTCGCAGTGGGTATGGTAATAGTGATGTAGAACTTACAGACACATCAGAATCTTTCGGTCTTCCAGCTACAGCAGACATTATGGTTGCTCTTATAAGTACTGAGGAGTTGGAACAACAAGGTGTCATAATGGTGAAGCAGTTGAAAAATCGCTATTCTGATCCTACTACAAACAAAAGATTCATGATCGGTGTTGATAGATCAAGAATGAAACTATTTGATTTAGAAGATGCACAAGCAGGACTAACTGATTCAGGTGCTTCTAAGCAAGATGATACTCCTGTATTTGACAGAGGTAAAGAAGAAAGTAATTATGAAGGATTTAAGTTTTGACTTTTATAAATAATAGTAGTCAACAGAGGACACTATTATGGCAGAAGAAAAACTTACCGTTGAAGTATCTAAAGAATTAGAAGATGCTGATTTAAACAGTGATGGTCACCTTTCAAAAGTTGAAATGGAGTTGATGTTGGACGCTAAAAGAAAGCGATTAGATGATGAAGATGCAATGCGAGATGCCCAACGAAAAATGGCTTGGTTTGCATTAGGTGGAATGCTTTTATATCCATTTGCTGTAGTTATGGCAGAATTAGCAGACCTTCCAACAGCGTCTACGACTCTCGGAGATATGGCACCAACCTATTTTGTGTCAGTAGCAGCGATTGTAGCAGCTTTCTACGGCAAGACTGCATTTGAGAGTAAGAAAGAGTAACACCAATCTAAAATCAAGCTCAGGCGCTCTGAGAGCGTCAGAGGCTTCCTCTAAGTTATTGATTTTATTGCACTTTTAGTGCTTGACATTTGATCTTAATTGTACTATAATTGAGGTATAAAATAAATTAATAATTCTCTAACCCGTTGATTTTTAAGTAATTTTTATTTAAAATAATGCTTGACATTTGGTATGCCAGTTGCTATAATAACGGTGTAAAATGATGAAAAGACTTGTGAGGAGTCACTATGGACAACATGACTGGAGTTAGTGCGATTTTTGACGATAAAGACACCAAGGATTCTCTTGGTTATAGTGTAGTTCCCGGTGGCATAGACGCTGGTCGTTATGCCACTCCTGCAGTCGCAATGCAGGCTTATGCAGACGAGATTCACGGTCTTATTAGCGATCTGTCTAAGGACGCTATGGGTGTACGCCTTCGTACCGACTTTTCGGATGCTAGTTTCTTTCAGATGGAAATGGAAGCCGATTACTGGGCTTCTTGCGTGGAGCGAGAAATCAATGGTGACCTGCAGGCAAAAGAAGAGTCCGTCGAGGCTTTCAATAAGTACGCCCCAGATTCTGAGACAGCCAATCGTTGGATGGGAGACTCTGGTCTATTTAATTAAAGGAGGATAAATTGAAAAAAATTAGTTTAGTGATCGTATTCCTACTTTCAAGTTGCGCTATAGATTACAGGACTGATTATGAAAAAAACAATAACATTGTTTTGACAGAAGAACAAATTGAGTTTAGAAAAGAGCAAAGAGAGTTGGAACACCAAATAAATATATCCAAGTTAAGAGCTAAGGAAAATCGGGAAAGAATACAGAGAATGATTAACTGTAATTTTCAATCAAATACTAGTTGTATATAGGAGTTATTATGTTCGCATTACTTATAAAAGATAGTTTTTACAAAGACAATTTTATATCCGACGAACGATATGAAAATATAGACGAAGCTAACAAAGTGGCTGATAATCTCATAGATTCTTGTGAAAATATAGAAATAGATATTATTTCAGTTTGAGGAAAATATAATGACTAGTTGTGCGTACCCATGTCAAACAGAAATGAAGAAGTATCATCTAAAAGGGACTCTGAGTGGACTGACCACTACCGAAAAAATGGGTTTCATGACCTGGAAAGATGCTACTACATGGGCAGGTTCAGTAACAACAAGTACTAAAATACCTTATGTTGTTTTGGAAATGCGTAATCTTGAAACACAGGAAATCGAAACATTTTAATACTTGACATTGTATTAGTAATTCTATATAATGTTTGTATTGTTAAAGAATTTGGGAGTGATCCTAAATAGCGACCTAAAAGTCGTTTTATTTTAATGTTAATAAAGGTGATTTTATTATGGCTAGAACTACAAATAATGCTACAACTCAGAACCAGAAAATTCTTAATTTTTTGCGTTCAGGTCAATCGTTGTCTGAAAAACAAGCAGTTGCTATGTTTGGCGTTAATCGTGTAAGTGCCCGTGTTGCAGAGCTTCGTGCTGCAGGGCAGCCAATTTACACTAATGTAAATGCTAATACCGGTGTAACTTCATATCGTCTAGGTCGTCCTAGCCGTGAGATGATTGCCGCAGCGTATGCAGCAGCAGGCGCTTCAGTATTTAGCTAGTAGCTCGGATCTTCCTGGGCAAGAGTTTAAACTGCCCATTTTTTTACTTTTCTGTATTTCAAAGGTTATGTTGTGGCTAATCATGTAGACAATTTTTTGGTTATTGATTCTAAAGTTCCTGCAGCTATAGAAGCATTTAACAAAGTTTTTTCTTTGATAGAAGAGCATGGTGCTTCTGGTCTAGAATATTCTCATTTCTTGCCTTCTTGGGACGAAGAATATCCTACTAGAGACTATATGGAAGAGACTATAGGAGCTAAGTGGGCATATGTAGAAGAGGCTGGCGATGATTATGTTGTAGCAACGTCTGCTTGGTGCAGTATCCTCCCATATGTCAAACAACTAGGTCTTTTTCTTTCAGAGTTTGATCCAGATATTTCTATTTCTTGCAGATATATTGATGAATGCTACAATTTCTCTGGTATGATCGTTTATCATAAAGAAACAATTGATTATGAAGAAGAAAGCAAGTCTTGGTTCGTTGAAAAAAGGTGTGAAGAGCTAGGCATTGAAACAGACGATTGGGATGAGTTTGAAGACGATATGTTTCTTGATGAGTATGTAATAACACACCTTGATGAATGGGGCAAGGGATTGAAAGAATCAATAATTGAATGTAGTTTGGATTGGGATTCATGATGTCTAAAAGATTAGCAGAAAGAAGAATCGCTTATTGTTTACTGGCTAGTAGGCGCACTGTAGATGATTACTTTAAAGAATATTGGAGATCAGTTGCTGCCAGCGTAGCTTCTACTTACAATATTGATATAGAAAAAATAGAAAGAAATCCAGAATTGTTTATAAAGGCGCCTGAAACTGTTCATTAAAATTATTTTTTTGCTCTTTAAGTTTTGACCCCATGTCTTTTCACAGAGGCCTGGGGTTTTTTTATTAATTTTTAATATATTATAAATAAGAGTATGATTAATTTCAAAAAATTTCTCTCAGAGTCGTCAAATGACGATAAATTGACACACCTTGAACACGTGGAAGATCATGTAGTACACGGCGGTTCGGAGGGGTTTGCACACGCATTTCATACTCTTAATGGTGTACACGAGAAGTTAAAGGGAAAGGATAACGATACAAAAATAACTATGAAGTATGACGGCAGTCCTTCTGTAGTTTTTGGAAAACACCCAGAATCTGGAAAGTTTTTTGTTGGATCAAAATCAGTGTTTAATAAAAAGCCTAAACTAAACTACACGCATGAGGATATACAGAAAAATCATGGTCATTCTGCTGGTTTAGTTTCTAAACTGAAGGCGGCGTTGGATCATCTTCCAAAAGTACACGACGGAAAAGGGATATACCAGGCTGACATCATGCATGCCGGAGATGTAAATCATGAAGGTCATCGTGTTTCTTACAAAACTAATACGATTGCTTATCATCATCCAGCTGATTCGGAACACGCACAAAAAGCAGTTAATTCTAAAATAGGAGTAGCTGTACATACTGCATATGAAGGAAACAAATTTGAAGATATGAAAGTGAAACAAGGTCATGTGCCAGAACTGAAAGAGCATCCCGATGTCCATCAGCTTCCTATTCACCATGATGTTTCAAAAACAGCTTACACTCCTTCACATCAGGCAGAATATAAAAAACATTTAGACGCAGCAGTAGCAGCTTTCAAGAAAACTCCTACTCAAGCACACGAAGCAGTTTCTAAGCATGTGACACCATTGAAGACTTATATGAACGCCACTGTCAGAGACGGATCAGCCCCTTCTCATGATGGTTTTGCAAAGCATTACTCTACCGCTATGAAAAAGAAAGTGGCTTCAGTCAAAACAGAAGTAGCTAAGGCAAGACACACTAAGACGCATGACGATACTATCAGTCATGTAAATAGCAATAAAGAACATGTTGAAGGTGTTATTGCAATGCAACAACATTTACAAAAAGCGAAGACTGTACTTACAGACGCTTTGAATTCTCATAATACGATAGGACATGAGATAGCAGGTTCTCCTACAAACCCTGAGGGGTATGTGGTTCATCACAATGGTAAACCATCTAAGTTTGTCCATCGTCATGAATTCAGTGCTGCTAATTTTGCCAGGGCGGGTGACTAATGGCTGATAAACACATGGTATTCAGTTTTGGAAGATTTAATCCTCCGACTGCTGGTCATAGCAAAGTAGTAGACCATGTTGTTAAGACAGCAAACGAACATGGTGCAGAACACCGTGTTATCGTTAGTCATTCGCAGGATAAACATAAGAATCCTTTGCATTCGGATCACAAATTGTCTTATTTGAAGAATGTGCATCCTAATGTGAATGTGCAAGCATCAAGCAAAGAACATCCACACTTTATGGCACATCTAACTAAGATGCATAAAGAAGGATATTCACATGTGACAATGGTAGCAGGTTCAGACAGAGTTCAGGAGTTTCAAAAACTCGCTGATAAATATAACGGACCAGAAGGTTCTTATAACTTTAAGAAAATTAAAGTTGTTTCTGCAGGACACCGTGACCCAGATGCGGAAGGCACTGAAGGCGTCAGTGGAACTAAGATGCGAGGACACGCTGGCAATAACGATTATAAATCATTTAAATCAGGATTACATCCTTCTGCGTCTGATGAACACGCTAAAAAACTTTTCCATGCTACAAGAAGTGGAATGGGATTACATGAAGGACAAACTAGATTATCTTTTGGAGCATTTTTAAATGAAAGTAGAAGAAGTATATCAGCAACTTAAGGCTGACGAAGGCATTAGATATAAAATTTATGAAGATCACTTGGGTCTTGCCACTTTCGGTATTGGACATTTGGTAACCACAAAAGATCCTGAATACGGTAAGCCTATAGGTACTGAAGTCTCTGAAGATAGAGTGAGAGAATGTTTTGAAAGAGATTTAGACATTGCTATCTCAGAGTGCGGAGTTCTATATGGTAAAGAAGAGTTTGGAGATTTTCCTGAAGAGGTACAACAGGTTTTAGTAAATATGATGTTTAACATGGGACGACCTCGCCTCACTCAATTCAAAAACTTTAACAGATACATTGGCGAGAGAGATTGGGTGAGAGCAGCGCATCATGGCAGGGACTCTAAATGGTATAGGC